TACACGCAGGTCTACAGCGGCAAGTGCAAGTTCCAGTCCACGCCTGGTGCGGCAATCGGCCAGCGCGCCGACCCGGGTGAGGCCACTGCGGTGGTCGGGGTGACGCAGGTCCACCTACCCGTTGCCACCTCGGCCGGAATCCGCCGCGGCGACCGGGTCACCGCCACGGCTTGTGTCAACGATCCGGACCTCGTGGGACGGGTGCTGAAGGTCAAGGACAACGTCAAGAAGTCCTTCGCCACCGCCCACCGGCTCACCGTGGAGGAGGTCGACTAGTGCTCACCGTGAACCAGTGGGTCGAGGAGTTGACCAAAGCCCAGAGCCGGGCACTACCCGAGGCGGAGAAGGTCCTGTCGAAGGGTGCGCTGAACATCAAGCAGGGCGCGGCCCGCCGGATCTCCGGCCTCGCCCACGCCCCCGCCTACCCGCGGTCGATCGGCTACGACCTGTACCACCTGCCCGGCTCCGCGCGCGCCCGCATCGGCCCGGACAAGCAGGCGCGGCAGGGTGCGCTGGGCAACGTGCTGGAGTACGGCACGGTCAACAACCCGCCCCACCCGCACCTCGCGCCGGAGCTTGACGCGGAGGGGCCCCGGTTCATGCGCGCGCTCGGCCAGCTCGGCGCGGACCTGCTGGCCGGCAAGAAGTGACCGACCTGCTCGACCGGCTCCACATCGACGCCGGCCTGGACCTGCTCCGCGCCGACGCGGGCCTGACCGTCTACCCGAACGCCGAGGGCTTCATCCCGCCGTCGGTGACTCTGCCGTATGTCCGGGTGTACGCCACCATCGAGCGTCCGCCGGACGCGGACGGTAACAGCCTCGCCGGACTGTCGCAGCGGTGGCTGGTGCGGTGGTACTGCCACTGCGTCGGCGTCAACGAGTACTCGGCGCTGGCGATCCAGATGCGGGTCCGCGCCGCGCTGCTCGACCAGCAGCCCACGATCGCCGGCCGGATCTGTGGCCGGATCCGCGAGGACCAGGCGCTGCCTCCGAACCGTGACGAGACGACCGGCTCCGCGGTGTTCGACGCGATCGTCATCTACCGGCTGATGACTACCTGATCACGAACCATTGCTTCGCGGTGGGCGTGGACAGTGACACCGCGATGGCGATGACGATCAGTCCGCCGACCACGCCGTAGGCGAGTCCGGGGATCAGCGCCAGCCCGCAAACGGTGTACGCCGCGATGTGCGCCCCCCGGCTCCGTCGGAACAGTCCGAACGTTACGAGCGCGCAGATCACTGCGACCGCGGCGGCGCCAATGGTGCCCGGCCCGGTGCGGCTCGCTGCGGCGGCCGCGACGGCCAGTACGCCGGCCAGCGCGAACGTCAGCGCGGGGATCACGACGGTGTTCGGAATCGACATCCCTCGACGGTACTGACCGCCCGCACTAGATCACCGTCCGCCGAATGACGGATACCAATTCCTGCCAAAAAGCCTAGGAGGCGCGTCGGATGACGCTTCAGAGTGCGCAGTCCGTCGGCATCCCGAGCGGTGGTGTCCTCACCACGCCGACGCCGCTGACTCCGGCCGCTACCGACACCATCGACCAGTCCAATTTCGGCGTCAACGGCCTGATCATGCTGGTCATCACCACCGGCACCACGACCGACGTGACGGTCGTGGACCCCACGGTCACGGACATGTCCTACGCCGGCACCGTCCCGACACTGACGGGAACAGCAACCGGTCACCGGGCGATCACCATCCCCCGGGCGGCGATCAACCCCGCGACCGGGCTCGCGTCGGTGACGTTCTCTGGCGCCCGCACGGGCGTCACCTACTACCTGTTCAAGGTGTAGGCCGTGTTCGCCGTGGTCCGGCATCCGGACATCGAAACCCCCGGGATCATCCCCGCCACCGCCCTGGGCTTCCACCGCGCGCGGGGCTGGGTGCGGATCTCCGAGTTCATGCCGGAGCCCTCCGACTTCCACATCCCAGACTTCGCCGAGGTCTTCGCCGATCTCGACGAGGAATCCGAACCAACCCCCAAGACCCGGCAGAGCCGGACACGGACTGAGGAGAAGGCATGAGCGTCGTCATCCTGGACGGCCGGGTCAGGGTCATCTGGATGACCGCCTGCTCGGTCATCGCAGCGCCCACCGTGGCCGAGCTGAACGCTGGCACCGACATCACCAGCTACATCCGCCCCGACGGGCTGGACATCGGCATGTCCACCGGCTCCGTCGATGTCGGCAACGTGGGCTCCACGTTCACGCTGACGAGGGTGGGTCGTCGTTCGCCCACGATCACCCTGGGCTGCCACCACGACGCCACGTCCGGCTCCACGGACCCTGCGTGGAACCTGCTCGTCTACCGCGCTACCGGATTTCTCGCCGTCCGGACCGGGGTTCTCACCACCACCGCGTTCGCCACCGGCCAAGGTGCTGGTGGCACCACCGGCGCGCTGGAGGTGTACCCGGTGGAGTGCACCGAGTTCACTCCCGGCAAGCCCGCCCCGGACACCTCGTGGGACTTCGACGTGTCGCTGATGGTGTACCTGGACCCGAGCAAGCGCAGCGTGGTCGCATAGTGCCCACGTTCGACGAGGTCATGGCGCTGGCGGCACCGCCGCAGGACACGGTGTCGCTGTGCCTGGCCGGCGACCTCCTGGCCGAGCTCCACGACCTCCAGCGGCGACTGCCCACCGCTCCAGCACTTGCGGCGAGCCTCGCCGAGCGCTCACCCGCGGCGGCCATCGAGGACCAGATCGCCGACGTCCGGCAACGGATGCAGGCAGCCACCGTCACGTTCCGGCTGCAGCGCATCCACCCCCGGGCCTGGACGACGTTCTACGCCGGCCGGCCGATGCGGGATCTGGTCGAGGAGTCCGAAGACGCCTGGAACGACAGGTGGTTCGACTGGCTCACCGACCTCGTCGCGCGGACCTGCATCGACCCGGTGATGACGGCCGAGCAGGTGGCAACCCTCGTCGACCAGCTCAACGCCGAGAGCTGGTCGGAGTTGTCCGAGGCGGCGTGGGCGCTCAACACCGGCAAGGTGAGCGTCCCTTTCTCCGTCGCCGCCTCCGCGACGACCCAGAACTCAGGGCCGAAGTCGAGGCGGCGGCCGACCTCCACATCCCGTACAGCAAATGGCGCGGCGCCACACCTGTCAGCGTCACCACCTACGAGTACGACAACGGGCAACTGACCCGGTCCGTCACCACCACCGAACCCGAGTGGACCGACGAGGACCGCGGCCTGGTCCTGGCGCTGATGGCCGAGCGGAGAACCACCTGCCCCACATGCGGGTACCCGATGGACGTCTGCCGCGACCCGTCCACCGCCCAGACGTGGACCGTCCACGAGGAGATCTGCCAGCCGGGTCGGGTGATGCAGGCCGTCGCTGAGGACCGCACCAACGCGCGGGGCCTGTTCATCTACGCGAAGCGGGGGTAGACGTGGCCGAGCGCACCGTCGCCGTCGAACTCATCGCGAAGGTTCAGGGCTACGTCGCCGGGATCTCCACGTCGGTCAAGGCCACCAAGGAGTTCGGCGGGGAACTGGAGAGGCTCCGCAAGACCAACTCTTCCGGTATGCACGCCATCTCCAGCTCGGCCACCGCCGCAGGCCTGTCTCTCGCCGCCCTCGCCGGGTGGGCGGTGAAGACGTCGATGGAGTTCGACAAGCAGATGTCGGCCGTGAAGGCCGCGTCTGGTGCCACGGCGACCGAAATGGACAACCTCCGCAAGGGCGCACTGGAGGCCGGCAAGGCCACCGTCTTCTCCGCGACGGAGGCGGCGCAGGCCGAGGTGGAACTCGCCCGGGCTGGCCTGTCCACGTCGGAGATCCTGGGTGGCGCCCTCAGCGGGTCCCTCTCCCTCGCCGCGGCGGGACAGCTGGACCTGGCCGAAGCGGCCACCGTGTCGGTGCAGGCGATGACCATTTTCGGCCTGAAGGGTAAGGATGTCGGGCACGTCGCGGACGTGCTGGCCGCCGGCGCGAACGCCTCCGTCACCGACGTGCACGACCTGTCGATGGCGATGCGGATGTCCGGCATCGCCGCGAGTCAGTTCGGGCTGTCGATGGAGGAGACCGTCGGCACGCTGTCCGCATTCGCGCAGAACGCGCTGCGGGGCTCGGACGCGGGGACGTCGCTGAAGCAGCTGCTGCTTCAGCTCGCGGCGCCGTCGGTGAAGGCCAAGGACCTGATGAAGGAACTCGGCATCCAGGCCTACGACGCCTCGGGCAACTTCGTCGGCCTGTCCAAACTGGCCGGCGAGTTACAGGACAAGTTGGGCGGGTTGACGCAGGAGCAGCGCCAGTCCGCGCTCGCCACCATCTTCGGGTCGGACGCGATGCGCGCTGCGAACATCCTGTACCAGCAGGGCGCGCAGGGCATCCAGGACTGGACGAAGAAGGTCGACCAGCAGGGCGCCGCGTCGAAAACCGCGGCGACGATGACCGACAACCTCGCCGGGGACATCGAGCGACTGAAGGGGCAGCTCGAGACGCTGTTCATCGAGTCCTCGACCGGCACGAACTCGGGTCTGCGTATCCTCGTCCAGGCGCTCGACCACCTGGTGGGTCTCTTCACCGACCTGCCCGGGCCGGTGAAGAACGGCATCGTCGTCCTCGCCGGTCTGTCCGGTGCCGCTCTGCTCGCCGCCGCGGCGTGGCTGAAGGTGCGCAGGACCGTCGGCGATGCCATGGACGCCCTGAACAAGGCCGGTCCCGTGTCGGCCAACGTCGCGGTAGGCCTCGAGAAGTCCACCCGCTGGGCCTCGAAGGCGGCGGTGGCGCTCGCCGCGGTCGCCGCAGCCGGGCAGGCCGTCGACGCCATCTTCGGCGACCCCCTCAACGCGCAGGTAAACGCGCTCGCGCGGGGCCTTGCTAAGTTCGGCAAGGACGGTACCGTCGCGGGCGAGATGGCCCGGGTGTTCGGCGAAGACCTGACCCACCTCGACGACGCGCTGAAGTCGATGGACACCGGCGTCTGGACGGACATGACCTCCGGGTTCGCCGGCACCGTCGAAGGCCTGACCGGTACCGGGCATCTCTTCGAAGACAGCCTCACCAGGACCAAGGAGCGCATCGCCGCGCTCGACACCGCCATGGCGCAGCTCGTCACATCGGGTCACTCCGCCGATGCCGAGGCGGCGTTCAGGTCTCTGGCTGACGAGGGCGCCAAGTTCGGCATCTCCACCAACGAACTGAACAAGGCCCTGCCGGAGTACGCGGCGGCACTCGACGAGGCGAAGAACGGCACCGACGCGCAGGGCCAGGCAGCGATGGCGGCCGCGGTGAAGCAGGCCGACCTCGCCTCCTCCCTCGACGACCTCGTGGCCAAGGGCAAAACACTCACCGACATCTGGACCGAACTGAACGGGACGATGGTCAACTCCGACGCCGCGCTGTTGTCGGCTAAGGAGAAGATCGAGGCGCTCGGTGAGGTCTTCAAAGACAACCACGGCAAGATCGTCGGTAACACCATCGAGGCGCTCCGCAACCGGACCGCGCTCGAGGCGGCTGCCGAGGCCGCGGTGAAGGCGGCCCAGGCGTACTACGAGCAGCACGTCGCCGCGGACGGCCAGACGAAGGCGCTCGCCGGCGCCAACCGGATCCTCGCAGAGAGCAAGGTGGCGGCGGAGAAGTCCGCGAACGCCACCGGCAAGGCCAAGAACGAGGTCAAGAAGCTCGCCGACCAACTATTCCAACTGCCGGCGCAGAAGACGGTCAACATCAAGGTGAACACCTCATGGTTCGGCGCGACGCTGAACGAGCTCAGGTCCACACTGTCGGCGCTGGCCAATTGGGCCGGCGGCTCGACGAAGGCGCCGAAGAAGCACGCGGCGGGTGGGCCGAACGAGCCGGGTATGAACATCTACGGCGAGCAGGGCCCCGAGTTGCACTTCGACACCTCACCCGGCTACACGATCCCCGCCCAGCAAACGGCGGCGCTCCTCGCTGGTCCCCGGTCGACGCGCCACGACATCACCGTGGTCGTGAAGGACACCTCCGGTCGGACGCTCCGCAAGGAGATGATCTCTGACGCGGTGCAGCGCAACGTCCCGCAGACCCGTATCAACGCGGCGTACCCGTGACCGGCCTGCCCACCGTGTGGGGTTCGACCATCACGGTCAAGGCATCCTCCGCCTCGCCGGACGCAGACCCGGTGTGGGTTGACCTCAGTGACTACGTCACGTTCCGCGAAGGCGACCTGCAGACCGACACCGGTCAGCAGACCGACCTCGACGAGACCGCCGAACCCAGCGTGGCGCGGCTGGCGTGGCGCAACGACAACCACGAGTTCACCGACTCCGCCGGACTGTTCCCGTGGTTCAAGGAGGCCCGCCGAGTGCGGGTCGAGGAGACGATCGGCGCGCAGACGTTCTGCCTCTTCGACGGGTACCTGGGGCCGCCGACGCAGGTGCCGCTCGTCGACACCAGCGCGGCGCCGCCCGTCGCATTCCTGACGACGGCGGCCACCGCGGCGGACCGCCTGTCCAGGCTCCGCAACTCGCGGGCGTTCATCTCCACCCTCACCGAGTACGTCCGCAACGCTGGCCGTGCCACGTTGCAGTCGTACTGGCCGCTGCTGGATCCCGCTGGGTCGAGTACGTTCACCAACGTCGTGGGGGACGCCGCGCCGATGAGCGCGGCCGGGGTCTCGGTTGAACCGGCACTCACCACCGCGCTGTTCACCGAGTCTGAGTTCATCACGCCCGCAGTCGGCCCGGTCGCGTTCACTGATGATCGATCTCCGGTGCAGTTCGCCGTCGACCTCGGCACCTCCGGCGGGGTACTGAACGCGACCCGGTGGCGGACCCTGAAGGGGTCGCCGTCGATCACCTGCAACACGAACACGGTCACACTGGTGTTCTGGGTCTACCCCGACGTGACCCGGTCTCTTGTCCCTGCTGGATTCTCACCGTGCGGGCTCACGAACTTCAACACCCAGCACACCGCCGGCACGCAGGCCGACATCGAGTTGTTCTGCGACTCGACGGGCACGACGTGGACAGCGGACTTCTACGTCAACGGCGCGTTCGTGGACCTCACCCCACCGGCGCTGCGCACCAACGCCTGGAACCTGGTGAGTCTGTCGATGACCCTGCCGTCGGGTGACTGCACCGCATACGTCCACAATATGGGCTCGGTCAGCGGGAACATCGCCGGGGCGCCGGCCTCGGCGACGTTCACCCAGATCTTCGCCGGCGCGCGCACCGAGGGTTCTGTGTCGCACGTCCAGGTGTATCTGGGTCCGTACACCCAAGCCACCCACGACGCGCAGCTTGCCGCAGCCCTTACCGGACTGCAGCGGCAGACCACGGGCGAGCGGGTCAACACGATCCTCGACTACGCCAACGTCCCCGCCGCGATTCGGGACGTCGACCCCGGCGTGGCCGTGATGTCCACCGCATCGCTGGCCGGCAAGGACCCGCTCACCCTTCTCGAAGAAGCGCGTCGTACCGAGCGCGGCAGGTTGTTCATGGCCGACGGCCGGCTGAAGTTCCACGATCGCCGCCGCGTCTTCAACGTCTGAGGAGTCTCCCCGTGCACAGGTATCAGGCGTACAACGCTGCCATGGCCACCACCGCCGCAACGGCGAAGGTGACCACAGGTACGGCCATCAAGACGATGCTGCAGTTGGCCACCCCGTCGACCCGGCAGATGCAACTCATCAGTTGGGGGTTCAGCACCGACGCCGCCCCGGCCGCCTCTGGCACCGGCGTGATCGAACTGATCCAGACCGACGTGGCCGCCACTGTTACGGCACACGTCGCGTCCGGGATCCAGCCGCTGGACCCGAACTGCCCCGCCTCGCTGCTGACCCTGGGCACCGCGGCGACCGGTTACACCGCGAGCGCAGAGGGCACCACCACGGCCAGCCGCGTCTTCGACGTGGTGGAAATCTCCGGGGTCTCCGCCGGGCCGGGATCACCGTTCTACAGCTACCAGTTCATGCCTGACGAACGCCCCATCATTGCGGTGAGTAAGTTCCTGCGGGTCCGGGTCACGTTCTCCGCCGCAGTCAACATGCTCTGCTGGATCTGCTGGGACGAGTAGGGTGCCCACCGCCCCGCTCTACGCGGGTTGGGCGCGCACCCACCGCAATCTCCCCGGGCCGCTGCTGGGGCGCGAGAGTGACGGGTCACCGCTACCTCCAGTGGAGATCCCGTACTCGTGGCTGCGGGTCGGTGTGGCGTGGTGGTCCGAACGGCCACGCACCTCCGTATCGGTGTCAGTCACCGGTGGGTCGACGGCGAATCTGTTCGACGCGACCAGCACCACCGAGTACGGGGACCTGAACTACTCGGCCACCCTGGACACGGACACGGCAGCGGATGCGCCAGCGCTGGCGAAGTGGGTCCTCACCTACTACGCGGTCCAACCGGGAGCTGTTCCCCGACAGCGATTCCTGCAGTTGCCACTGGTGCCGCTCAACGCCCGTACCACCGCAGAACAGCAGCTGATCCTCGGCGTCTCCATCGGCCGGCGGATCCGCATCACCAACCCGCCTACGACGTGGCCGGCGGGGTTGTCGGAGCAGGTGGTGGAGGGCATCGCCCACAGCGTCGGCGCCGACGAGCGCACCGTCACGTGGCGCACTTCGCCCGTGGTCGGATCACCCAACGGCACTTCCGGTCCCTGGTTCCGCCTCGGTACATCGACTTGGGGCGGGTCGGACGTCATCCTGTTCTGAAAGGCGGCGGTCGTGGCCGTAGTCCCTACTCCGCCGACGTTCGTGTCCGCCATCTCATCGGTGTCGGAGCTCAACCAGCTTACCGACACGCTGAACTTCTTGTTGTATCCGCCCATCTTCCGGGGCATTCAGACCGTCGCGCAGACGCTCACGACGGGCGTGTGGGGCACGATCACCCTGGACACCGAAACTGTCGACCAAGCTGACGGTGCAGCGTCGACCCAGCACAGCAACGTCACGAACAACTCCCGGTTCACAGCTGCATACGCGGGCTGGTATCAGGTCAGTGGCACGGTCGCGTTCGCCGGTTCCGCAACAGGTCGGCGCGGTGTGCGGTACGCCGTGAACGGCGCCGCGGTGGCGGGCACTGCGGTCCTCATCGCAGCTGGCGTGGCGACCGGTATCGCAACTCCCGGCTCTGCCGAGCTGCTGTTCCTGAACATCGGTGACTACGTGGAGATGCAGGCGTTCCAGGACACCGGCGTCAACCTGAACACCGACGGGGCCACCGGCTCCCGCATGAATGTGGAGCAGGTGAGCATCTGATGTCTACGGCTCTGTTCGTCGCAGCGCACCCCGACGACGAATCCCTCATGTCGGGCGTCGCCATTGTGGAGCATGCCGCCGCGGGCATCGACGTGCACGTGCTCGTCATCTCCCCGTCGGTGTCCTCAAACGTCCTGGGCCAACTCAACGGCGAAGCGGGTTCCAGCGTCGCGCCGTGGTGGGGTGTGGTCCACAACCCGTCCGCGGAGGGGTACGCCCCACTGACGGCGGATGCCTTCGGTCAGGCCCGGCTGGACGAAACCGCGGCGGCGGTACGCGCCATGGGGTCAGGGCTCGGCACCATCACGCTGCACTCCGCCGGCCTGGGCGGTGGCTGGACCGCGGCGGACGCGCAGGCGCTGATCCTGGACGTCGCGAACAGCATCACGTCCGGCGCGGTGCTGTTGAAGACCCACTCGCACATCGTCGATGACCACCCGGACCACATCGCCACCGGGCAGGGCGCCCGCCTTCTCGCCGCGGCGGACCCGGCCCGGTTCGGCAACCTGCGCCACTACATCCTGCCGAGGTACTGGGCTGATCCGCGGCTGAGCAACCCTGCCGTGGTGGAGCACTGGGACACCCCCACTGACGCGACCGTGGCGGCGAGAGCCATCAACGGCCTGCGCTGCTACGGGGCCTGGGCGCCGCCGGACTCGTACGCCATCGGCTACCACAGCGTGTACATCGACATGTTCGCGCCGCTGCTGGCCACCCCGAAGTGCCTGTACCACTCATGACCGTCCGGTAGTCCACATAGGAGGTCGGCTCTCATGAGTATCGCCGAGGGTGTCGACTACGCGTTTACCCGCATCGACGAGGTCAAACTGGCTAAGACCGGCAAGACGTTCGCGATGCGCTACGTCGGACCGGGGTCTGACGCCAAGCACCTCACGGCTCAGGAGCGGGACCGGATCTGGGCGGCTGGGCTGAGCATCGTCTTGCTCGCCGAGGCGGGGGCACAGTCCGCGCTGGGCGGACATGATGCCGGCGCACAGCACGCCCGGCAGGCGCAGACGGCAGCCACACGACTCGGGGCTCCCAGCCTGCCGATCTACTTCGCCGTTGACTTCGACGTCACCGCCACGCAGTGGCCCGTGATAGCCGCGTACCTGCGCGGCGCCGCCATGGTGCTCGGACCCGCTCGTGTCGGTGTGTACGGCGGGCTGCGGGCGGTGCAGTGGGCCAGTCGGGACAAGGTGGCGGCCTGGTTCTTCCAGACGTACGCCTGGTCCAGGGGCGTGTGGTTCCCCGGCAACCACGTTGAGCAGTACCACAACGGTGTGCAACTCGCCGGCGGGACGGTCGACCTGTGCCGTGCCACAAAACCCGACTTCGGCCAGTGGTCACCAACGGCCGCGCCAGAGGGAGACGACATGACACCCGACCAGGAAGCCAAGCTGACAGACCTACTCAACATCGTCACAGGTCTGGCCCACGGCGTGGACAGGGTTGCCGTGCACGACCGCGACGGACAGCTGAGCCTGGCTGGGCTGTACCAGCGCATCGGCCAGACGCAGGTACTGGAGCAGGTGCAGGCCCAGTCCGCGACGCTGACCGCGATCGCCGAAACGCTGGCATCATCCGGCGGCAAACCGGACGCGGCGCCGGTAATGAAGGCGATCGCCGGACTCCACGACCAGCTCGCCGCCCTCGCGGCGGAGAACACCGACCTGCGCGGGAAGCTCGCCGCCGCACTCGATCCGACCCCTGGTGCCTGAAGCCGCAGCGGAGGCATACGACAGGGGCGTGGAGTCCGGCAAGATCGAGGCCCGCCTTGCCGGCCACGACCAGCACTTCGCCGCGATCAACGGCTCCATCGCCCACCTCGCCGAGGAGATGCACCAGCTGACCCTGGCGGTCCAGCGTCTCGGCGACCAGGCCGACGCCAACGCGCGGACGGTCATCACCACAGCGGCAGCGCTGAAGGCGGCGGAGGATGCGCGCCGAGCACTGTCCGAGCAGCGCTGGTCGCCGGTACAGAAGCTCTTCGCCGTCGTCGCCGGGCTGGGCGCACTCGTCGCCCTGGTCATCGGTATCAAGACCCTCACCGGATAGGACCCGCACATCCCCCGCGTGCCTGGACCCCGCCGTGGGTAGTACATCCCATGAAACGGCGGAGCTGAATTGTGGCAGTCATTGACGGACGTGACGCTAACCGGCGGGCCGTGGGCCGTCCTCGGACTGCTCGTCCTACGGGGCTGGCTGATACCCCGCTGGTGGCACCGGGAACGGGTCGCCGATCTGAAGGCGGCCATCACCGCGCTGGAGGCGACCGTGGCCGAACGGGAAAAGCAGATCGGGATACTACTGGGTCGGCAGCGCGAGCCTACGTCGTGACCTGGTGGTGGCGGCGTCGGCGTAACGGCCACGACGCCGCAGAGATGCGGGCCGCGGCGGAGGAAAGCCTGCGTCAGGCCAAGTCGGACACCCCGGCGGTGCACCGGATGGCCGACCGCTTCGCCGACCTCGCCCCCGACGAGCTGGTGGCCCGCATCACCGCCGCGTTCGGTGACCGATGACGAACATCCTCCTCGGCGAGCTGTTCGCCACCGCCTCCGCCACGTTCGTGTTCCTCATCCTGTACGGCAACCCCAACCGCCGCGCCGACCGGGCGATGGGCTGGCACGTCTTCTCGTTCTCCGCCGCCACCGGCCTGGAAGCCACCGGCCTGCTCCTCGTCGGCTTGGGCGTGCTGGTACCGACGTGGGTGTTGGCGCTCCTGCTCGGCGCGGTCGCGGGTATGGCGATCTGGCGGCTGCTCCTGCTCATCCAGCTCCACCGCGACGGACCGCGGACCGAGATCGGCGGCAACAGGATCGGAGAGGATCCCCGATGAGATACGCCAAGGCGATCGTCGCGGTGGGTACCGCGGCGCTGATCGCCATCCAGAACGCCATCCCGATGAGCGACACCGCTCGCGGCTGGGTGACGGTGCTGCTCGCCGCGCTGGGCGCGTTCGCCGTGTACCAGGTACCGAACACCCCTCCGGCGGTGAAGCCGTGAGCACCATCGTGCTCGCGCTGCTGATCGTTGCCGCGATCCTCTTCATCGTCGAGGCGGTCCGTACCCGCGGCTCGCTGGTCGCCCTCGGTCTGGCCGCGTGGGTTGTGGCCGAGATCGTCATCCGTTGGCCCGCTTGACCGGAAGGATGCACATGAGCGCACACCGCCGTACCCGCACGACTGTCCGAGCCCGGTACGCCGTAGCAGCCGCCGCCCTGGTGGTGTTCATCGGCCTGGTCTCGCAGCTGTCACCCAGTACGGCGGTAGCCGCCGAAACGACCACCGACCCGATCGCGGCGATGCGGGCGCAGTGCTCGGCGCAACTCAAGGCGAAGCCGGCGCCTACCGGCTCGTACCTGACGTGGCTGAACAACTGCGTGCGCGCCATGGCTCCCGTCACGCCGTCGCCTACCAGTACGCCGACGCCGACCGTCAGCCCGACGACCACTCCGCCGTCGAGCGTCCCTCCGACCACGACAGCCCCTCCGACGACGGCTCCGCCAACCACCACCCCACCGCCGAGCCCGACTCCGACGGTGTTCCCGACCACCCCCAGTCCGACGACGCAGCCGAATGACTGCGCCGCCTCGCCGCACGTCTGCGGCTTCCCGGACGCGACGAACACCGGCGTCCCGGCAGGCGTGGCGCTGACGACGTCCGGCCCACTCACGGCCAACATCGCGGGGCACGTGTACGAACACCTGGACATCAACGGCTGCGTCTCGATCGCCGCCGCGAACGTCACGATTCGCGAATCGCGAATCACGGGCGGATGCGACCCGCTCATCGCGATCCGTCCGTTCGACGCCGAGGTGAAGGGCACCATCCTCGACCACGTCGACATCGTCTCCACGGGCGTAGGCGCGAACGCCTTGGCGTTCCGTGGCTACACCCTGCGCTTCAGCCACGTTCAGACCCACGGCGACTGCGGCCGGGTGGACGGGGACACCACGATCCTGGACTCGTTCTGCGAGATACTGCCCGGCGGTCCGGACGACAACCCGAGCGCGCCGCACTACGACGGCTGGCAGTCCGAGGGCTCCTCGCGGCCGGTGCTGATCCGGGGCAACACGATCAGCAACCCGTACATCCAGACCTCCTCCATCGCGGTGATCGGCAGCAACGTCACCATCGACCGGAACCTGCTCATCGGCTCCCGGCAGGTCGGCCTGTACTGCGGCCTCTCGACCCGGCCGGCCGGACCCAACTACGTGGTGACGAACAACCGGTTCGCGCACCAGCCCATCGGCCCGCCGGTCGCGTACTGCGAGGGCACCACCTGGTCGGGCAACGTCCGCGACATCGACGGCCGCCCGATGTAGGTCAGGGCCGCACGGCCCCTTCCTCGTGCGGCCCCTCGATCGAGATGTTGTGGCACGTGAAGCACCGGTAGGTCTGGTGCCCGTAGGTGCCCTGACAGCCACAGCGCATCACTGACACCTGGATGTTCGGCGGCACCAGCGGGTGGCCGTTGGCGCACTCGTCGGGCTTGCCGTCCACCACCCGGTACGTCTCCCGCATCCGTGCAGCGTACGACCCCTGAACGCAAAGAAGCGCCCCACCCGTTCGAGGATTTCTCCTCGGCGGGTGGGGCGCTTCTGCCGTTCTCAGGCGGCGTTCTGCAGCAGCGGCCGGCCGGTCAAAGGGCTGATCGGCTGCCGGCGGCTCGTGGTGCGTACCGCGTGCCGTACCGGTGCTGGCGCCACGACCGGGGCCTGTACCGGGGGTGCCGGGGTCTCGACGACCGGCGTCGCCTTGCGGGCGGCGTGGGCGGCGCGGCGCTCGTCGCTCCACGGCCGGCCGACGCGGGCCGCGATGGCGACCGCCCGGCTGGCCTTCGTCGCGTGCGACTCCAGCGCCATGAACCCGGCAACGACCAGAACCCCGAACATCCGCTGTCCGAGGTTGTGGCCGGCGTACACGTTCGCGGCGAGGCTGAGCGAACCGCCCAGCATCAGCAGCCGGAAGCCGCTGCGTCGGAACGCCTGCGAGAAGCGGGGGAGCATGGACACCTTCCCGACGACGGCGATGCCGTCGATGAACATCGGGGCGGTCCAGGACTCCTTCGCCAGTCCGAGGTGGTAACCGGACTCGACGATGTGGCTGAAGCTGATCGCCGCAGCCGCGATGAGGAAGACCCAGATCACGACGTTGATCGTGGTCAGGGCCTTGTCGCGCGTGGTGCTGTTCATGGTTGCCCTCCTGGGCTGATTGGGGACGCGGGGCTGATGCCTCACCGCGTGAGGTGCTGGGCTGATAGGCCTGGCGGCCACGGCGTGGGCTCGGCGTACCGAGCCCCACCGGTGGTGGTCAGGACTGCCGCCGGGCGAGCGCGGCGGTGAGGCGGAACAGCGCCTCGCTCTGCCGCTTGTACCGTCGCTCCAGCAGCGCGAGCGCCGCCCGGTCCGGCGACGGCGCGTAGAGCGCCTGCACCCAGTAGCCGTAGCTCTGGGCGTAGCGGATCGCCATCAAGTTCGCGGCGATCTCAAGGTCCCCGTTCGCGGGGCGGAGCGTGTCGCGTGCCATGTCGTTCTCCTCGGGGTAGCTGTGGCGATAGGGAGAACAATACCCCCGGGTATCACTCATGCAACCGGGCTCTCACCTGCGCGTATCTGGCACAGGTTGCGGGGACTCATCGCCGATGAGCCAGCCGAGCTTGTTCGCAAACGGACCTTCCGCGCCATATGGGCGGCTGAGCCATCGACGAACCCCGGTCTGTCCACTGTGGCTACAGACAAGCCGGACACGGCAATACCCGGGGGTATCAACTCTGACCGAAAGGATGAGCAGTGATGTCCAGGTATGCCGGAGTCTGGTTAAAAGATCATGCCGTGGAGATCCACTAGATTCCGGTCGGGAACGAATCGGACATCCCGTTAGGAGTGATCCGCCATCTTCGCCCGAATCGTTTTGCCCGAGTCGGTACGTTCGGTCAACGCCCTCCGGCGGTTGTGAACCTGGATCGCCTTGCGCACCGTCGGCAGGGAAACCCCCAGCGCCTTCGCCACGTCCGCGTGGGTCTCGACGCGGGTCAGCTCCCACACCGCCTCATCGGCCAACTGCGCGGCGAGCGCTGCCATGTTCGACAGCTCCGCCGCCAGTTTGCGCGCGGTCACCGCGCGGGTCACGTCCACGTCCACAACGATACCCCCGGGTAGCGCGTAGCGTGCTCCTGCTCGCCTCACCCGTTCGGCTGACGGTGATCTCGTGCATCCACCTGTCACCATGCGTGGCGTGACCGATGACCAGCCCTTCACCGTCCCGATAGTTCCGGGCGATTCGCCCGTGTCCTTGGCGCAGGTACTGCCCGAGCCGAAGCGCTCCCGCGTCGGACTGGTCGCCACCGTCATCGCGGGGACCCTCGGCGTGCTGGCGGTCGTCGCCCTCGGCGCGTACCTGCTGACGCGGCAGGCCGCGCCGCACGCGCAGCCCGCAGCGGTGGTCACTTCGTCGGCGCCGAGCCCCACCGCAGCATTGGTCGAGCCCATCACGGTCACGGGCTTCCTCGACCTGGTGGACCCCGACATGCACTGGAAGGTCGGCAAGCCCTGCGAGGGAGACGGTGGTTACGCCGACATCTCGGTCGGCGCGCAGGTCATCATCTCCGACTCCACCGGCAAGACCGTCGCCCTCACTGGCCTGATCGGCGGGAACGGCATGCGCAGCGACGACTTCAAGTCGGTCGTGTGCTCGTTCGGGTTCATCAGCTTCACCGTCCCGCCGGGCGCCGGCTTCTACGGCATCGCCATCGGACACCGCGACCCGCTCATGTACAGCGAGTCAGACCTCGCCGACGACATCCACCTCAGCCTCGGCCACGACTGACGCCCACTCCTCGCACGCCCACTCCAGGTCCTGCCGGCCGCACGCCACCTGTAGATCGACGGTGAGATCGCCGTCGAGCTCGGGTAGGCGTGCGGCCATCTTGTCGATGAGGGTCTTGCGTCTCACGGGGCGTACGCTCCGGCGCCGATGTAGATGGGGGTCGTGCACCCGGCAGCGCGGCGTCTGGGCAGGCACGCTGCCGGGGTCCTGCACGGTGTTGCATCCGAGCCGATGTCCCGATCGACCCGGGAGCCGGGGGTCGGGAGCACTCGCGCGCAGCCCCGCCCCCCGGCCGGCTGAAGGCTCAACAGGTGCCACCCAGTTCGCCTCAGCCTGTAGCCCGAAGATAGCGCACAATGTACGCTCACTCAAGAAGCGCGCACATGGTGCTTGAACCCGAGCGGGGGAGGTGATCGAATTGCGGGGCCACCCAGGGAGCCTTGCCATGCCGATCACTCCGTCGTACCAGCGCATCGTCGCCGACATCCGGGCGCAGATCGCCTCCGGACAGCTCGCGCCCGGTGCGCAGATCCCCACTGGCCCTCAGCTGCGCGAGCAGTACGGGGTCGGCAACACCGCCATCCGCAACGCGATCTTGACGCTGCGCACCCAGGGCCTAGTCGAAGGCCATCAGGGCAAGGGCGTGTACGTCACCGCTGACGCGCCGTCCCGGCTGTAGCGGCGCTGTCGATCGGCTCGGTCACACATCGGATGATCGGCTATTTGGCAGTAGCCATCCGACTTCCCGATCGGTAAGTTGCAGATGTGTTACCGGCCGGTTGCCGGTTGTGATGTTGAAGAACATCTCGACACGATCTCTGCAAGGTGCCCCCGACTGAGAGGAGGCACAGTCTTGCCACCGATTCGCCCATGGGCGTGCCTGTACGCATGCTTCGGCGGATGGGCGCTGTTCCTGCTCTGGTCCGTCGTGCTGTGGGCCAACCACGATCCCTCGCTGCCGCTGACGCTGACCGCCGCGATCGTGTCGGCGCTGTCCTGCGGCACGCTCGGCACGATCGGGTGGGCCGGCCTGGAACTGCTCGACCGGCGCGCCGCGGCGCGTACCGAACGACTCGAGGCAGCCATCGCCGCGGCCGTGGAGGCGACCAAGCCGATCGTGGTGGTGCCCGTACCAGCGAGGAAGCTGATCCAACCCGGCGCGGCGGACGGGATCAACCCGACGGTGATGCAGGCGGTGCGGAAACTGCGGCTGCGGATACGGGAGAGCGATCGCGGCGTGCGTCAGTGATGCGTCACGATCTTGCGGAACCCTGCGACACGATGCGGCGCCATGCGGACGAACCTGCAGGTCAGAGTCGGATTCGAACCTCTGGCCTGCGACCTGTCCCACTTTGACACGGAAGAGGTCACTGGTTCAAACCCAGTATCGCCCACCAGGAGTACGACGAGGTCAGTGGCCAGATCCGGCCGCTGGCCTTCTTGGTTTCTTGGGGGTCCGTGCGTCACTCATGCGTCGCCAGCTCTCGACCACCTTGTCGTGCGCGTCGGGGGCCAGGTGGGCGTAACGGGTCGTGGTGGCGTAGCTCTCATGGCCGAGCAGGGCCTGGACCCGGTACAGGTCCACGCCGTCCATCACCAGCCAGCTGGCCGCGGTGTGTCTCATCGCCCGCGGCGGCAGCCGGCGTACGCCCGCGGCTTCGATGGCCGGGTACCACACACGCAGGCGGAAGTCGGAGTCGTCGACAGCGCCGCCCTTCGGTGCGGTGAACACGGCCGAGGGGATGGGTCTGCCTTCCATCAGCGCGGACAGACGTGGCATGACCGTGGACGGTACCGGCACGATGCGGTGGCTCTTGCGCGTCTTCGGGTACTCCCGCAGCCCCTGTCGGGTGAGTACCCGGGTCACTTCGACCTGTCCACGTAGCCAGTGGACCCGGTCACCGTAGAGGCCGAAGATCTCACCGGGTCGCAGGCCCACCCACATGCCCAGCCCGACCAGCGCCGCCCACTGGGGCGCGTAGTCCCGGTCGAGGACCTTGATCAGCGTGTCGGCTTCGTCGTGGGTGAAGAAGTCGATCGGGCTGGGCGGGACGGTCGGCAGGTCCAGGTCGGCGAACGGGTTGCTCAGCACGATGGGTGGGCGCTCGTTGCAGGCCGCGTCGAACAGCGCGCTCATGACGTGCACCACGGCGTGGACGGTGGCCGCCGCGATCACGGGCGGCTTCTCCCCGGAGGTGCTGGCGTCCACGCCCTTGTGCCGGGCGCGTCGCTTCTTCGCGACGATGTTGGCCCACTCCTGGGCCTCCATCCGGGTCACGGAGTCCATCGGCCACGTCGACCACTGCGACTGGCAGTGGGTCCGCCACACCGACGCCACCTTCGCCTGCGTCACCGGCTCCACGCCTCGGGCATCCGACCACCGCTCGTACCACTCTCCCACCGTGATCCGGCCCGCCCGCGGGTCGCGAAGGCTGCCGGCGGCGTACTCGGACTCGAGGTCCCGCGCCCACTCGGCGGCCTGGCGCTTCAGATCGAAGGCCTTCGTGATCCGCTTCCCGTTGGGGTGACGGACCGTTCCCTGGTACTTGCCGCTGGGGAGTTTGCGGATGTAGGCCACGTCAGCCGCCTTCGCTGCGCGGTGCCGCGTCGGCCGGCGGCAGGTGCGACAGGGAGACGAGCGCGCGGCGGATGTACTCCTTGTCCGCCGGGGACGTGTTCGGATCGGCGAGCAGGCGCACCACCGCGAGGAGCTCGGGTGCCATAGGAGGTTCCCGGCTCGGTTTGGTCGGCGGAGTATGCACCGGCCGAAGCCCCGCCGCCGCCAGCGCCTCGTCGAGGTCCAACTCGAACTCTTCCGCTACGCGCTGGATCACGCGCGGATCCTCGGGCTTGCGCTGGCCGATCTCCCACCGGTGGACGGTGCCACGGTCGACGCCGATGCGACGGGCGAAGTCGGCCTTGGTCAGCTTGAACAGCTCCCGGGTCGCGGCGATGTATGTGGCCCAGGTGCCACGCTCAGGCTCCGAAGTGTTGCGCACGTGCACACGGTAGGTCAGGGCTAGTGGAGTAAGGGCAGGCCGAGAGGGCTGCGGGGATGCCGCGCGGCCGCTGTGCCGCAAGCCGATGTGGCGACGGCTCAGGGCCGCTGCCCGCTCAATTCCACGTTGCATAGGTGCCACATTGACATCCGTAATGGTCATCCGACTATCACCCGAACGGGTGATGCAGCGGCACTAGTGCCGCTGGCCACTTCGGCGTATGGTCTGCGGCATGCCTGCTACGGATGTTGACGAGGCGCGCGGCATGGGTGCCACACCCAAGCAACGGTGTCTGAACAACGAGCTGTTCGACAAGCTCACGCAACAGCGGGGTGCCACCAAAGAGATCGACCGCGCCGCGCTCGTCGGCATCGACCGGGGCACGCTCAGCCGGTTCCGTCACCGCAAGTTCACGCCGAGCCTGGACGTGGCTATGCGCATGGCGGAGGTCCTCGGCACCACCGTCGCGGAGCTGTTCGGCGGTGAGTCGTGAGCGGCGGCACGAACCCGCCACCGGCACCGCCGCCGCCCCCGGGACCCAGAACGCCTCCGCCGCCACCCGGCCCGAAGAAGGCCGGCGCCGAGCGGCTGTACTCCGTCGCCGAGGTGGCCGAGTTGTGGAGCACGTCGAAGGACAGCGTGTACCGACTGATCGCCAAGGGTCTGCTGGGCAGCACCCAGGTCGGCATGGGTCGGGCGAAGACCCGCGTATCCGAGTCGGCGCTGGCGGCGTTCATCGCGTCCCGCTCCACCGCACCGCGGAGGCGAGCGGCATGACCCGTCGCCTGATCAACGCCATCGCCGTCGGTACCTTCGTCGGCCTGCTCGTGACCCTGTTCGCCACGGTGGTGACCCGATGAGCGGCCTCACCATCACCCAGGTCGACACCCACCGCCTCGACCTCCGCTTCCACGGCCGGCTGCTCGCCTACGCCATCCGTGACCTGTGGGGCTGGTCGGTGATGCAGCTGATCAACGGCGAGCTACGGCAGGTCGACCGGGTGGAGGACGCGCCCAGCCTGTCGCGGCGGTCGTCGGTGGTGCCGCGTACGGCCCGTCGCCTCGCTGATCTGGGTCAGCGGACGTTCCCCGGGCCGGTGGAGTCATGAGCCTCGTCGTGTCGGCGGAGCAGATCCTGGCCGACCTCGCCGCGACGCCGATCCAGGCATCGCGGGTTCACGAGTGGCTTCCGGCCGACCCGGAGACGATGACCCCGGCCGAGGCGCTGGAGGTGCTGGGCTGCAGCCGTAGCGCGCTGCAGCGGATGGCCCACCGCCGGCTGGTGCGGTTCGTGTTCACCCGAGGCGGTCACCGCCGCTACATCGCTGATTCGGTCCGTGCGCGCCGCCGCGCCATGGACCGCGCGACCGGCGTCCCTTCCCCCGACGCCGGTACCGCGCACGCCGCCCCGTCTCAGCCGGCGGGGCGGCACTAACCTCCCGCACCCGCCGGCCGCCTGAGGGGAGTGGCTGGCGGGTGCGGGACTCAAGCCCCCGGGGTGGTTCAGGCGCCCTGGGTCCAGCAACAGAACAGCCCCGCGCGAGTCAGCGAGACAGGTGCGCGGGGCCGGACGGAAGGAAGCGTAACCGATGGCGCTCACGCAGCAAATGACCGCACCTTCTCCCAGTGCCCCGTACTGGATGGGCGACCTCATCCGCCACGCCTCCGCGCACAAGCTGCAGGGCTGGGCAGGGACCAACGCCTCGCAGCCCGTCGTCTGCGCCGGGGCTGCGACGTGGCGGCCGCCGTTCCTGGGCAACGCCGTTTCCGCTGAGACTGCCCACGCGCTGCAGGCGCACTTCTGCCTGCACTGCTGCCCGGAGCAGTACTCATGACCGCCGAGCGGTGCGAGCACTGCGGTGTCGTGGTGTCCGCCGACCACCAGCAGGTGTGGCGCGACCGGTCCGCTCAGGCGTGGTGCTGGAACGGACTCACCCGCCACGACGTGCCCGTCAACCGGACGCTCGTCGAGCGCTCGCCGATGTTGGGGTGGCTGCGCACCAACCTCGCCGACCCGTGGGGCCGGGGGTACGAGTCGTGAGTCGTGACGTGGTGCAGGTGGCGATCTGGGTCGGCATTGCCGGCGTACTGCTCGTCGTGGTCGGCGGCCTCGCTCTGCTGGGTCACCTCGTCCTCGACCGCATCGCCGAGTCGGTCCGGTCCGCGCGGATGCGCCGGTACGTGCACCAGCGGACCGTGCCGTTCGTGGACTACTGGGCCGAGACGGCCGCCCGCCGGACGGAGGACACCCGATGACGACATGGATCCTCGCCGGGCTGCTGGCGGCTTTGGCCGGGTACTCGTGGACGCTCCGCCGCCGCATCCGAGGACTGAGGATGGCGGTCCGGCAGTTGGAGCGCAGCGTCTCCAGCGCCCGATCTACCCGCCAGGTGACGAAGGACAGCTACGAGCGGCTGCAGCGGACGCTGGACCGCGCGATGGCCGCCTTCGATGCCCTGCAGGCCGAGCGCGACCAGTTGCGCCAACTGCTCACCGACCGCGCCGGGCACGTCTTCGACCTGTCGACGGACATGGCTGCCGCCGACGCGGACGCCGATACCTACCACCGTCGGATGGCGGCATACGACGAGGAGCTGAGGCAGCGATGATCACGGTGACCGTACTGAGCCTCGTCGCCCTGCTGCTGCTCGGGTACATCGGGCTGCTCGTGACCGAGCCCGAACTGCGCGAGGCCGAGGTGGCACCGCCGAGCCGGCACGACAACCCGGTCACTCCGCGGTCCCGGCTGAACTGGGCACGGCCGGACTGGGCACAGCAGTCCATGCTCGCCGAGCACTTCACGTGGCCGAAGCCGGTTGTGGTTGTGCTGCCTGAGGTCATGGGTCAGCCGCGAGAGCTGGTGGCGGCATGACCACCGCGCTGACGACTCTCGCCTTCAGCCGCGGCTTCGCTGCTGGATGTGTCCTGTCCCTGCTGCGTGCTCTGTGGTCCCGTGCTGCCTCGTACCGCCGTCAGGAGCGCTGGGCCGCGTACGAACCGGGGGAGCGCTGATGGCACTGATGACGACTATCGCGCAGGCCTTGGCGGCGGTCATGGCCGACGTCCAGTCGGTGGCGAAGACCGGCCGCAACACCGAGCAGGGCTACAACTTCCGGGGCGTCGATGCCGTGGTCAACGCCGTCGGGCCGGCGTTGCGCAAGCACGGTGTGGTGGTGCTGCCGATGCTGGAGACGGCTGCTTACCGGGACGTCACCACCTCGCGCGGCAAGCCGTCGCGGGAGTGCACCGTACAGGTCCGGTACCAGTTCTTCGGGCCGAACGGCGACCACGTGGACGCGGTGGTGCCGGGGGAGTCTATGGATTTTGGCGATAAGGGCGCCGCGAAAGCGATGAGCGTCGCGTACCGCATCGCGCTGCTGCAGGTGCTGTGCATCCCCACCGACGATCCGGAGCCGGACTCGCAGTCGTACGAGCGGGCACGCGACGACCGTCCTCAGTGGGATCCGGTGGAGCAGGACGACCTCGTGACCGGCTGGCTCGCGGAGATCGAGGACGTCAAGACCCTCGACGCACTCAAGGACGTCGGCCGTCGCGTGCTGGCCGCGAAGCAGTCCGGCGAGTTGTCTCCGGCCAGCTACGACCACCTCTCGCAGCGTGGAGCAGCGCGCGCCGCCGAACTCCAGCAGGAAGCGGGTCCAGCATGACGCAGACGTGGGGTGACGAGCGCGCCGCCATCCGGGCGGGGGTACGGGAGCAAACCGGCCACCGTACCTCGGGGGTACGACAGTGTCCTTCCTGCAACCACCGGCTCGTGTCCACTCACGCCGAGCACGACGAGGGTCTGTACTCCACGGAGTGGTGGTGCACCCGGTGCGGCTACTCGGACCGGGGCGTGGTGTCGCAGATGTCTGTCGCTGCCGCTCTGGCGATCCTGCACCCGCAACCCGTCGTCGAGCACGAGTGGGTACGCGACGACTCGCCCTGGCCCGAGGAGGAGTGGTGAAGCGGACCGCGATACGTCGGTCGAACATCCGGACCCTGCGGCCCGGCGAGGAAATTCCTCAGGGCGAACCGCGACGCTACAAAAGCAGTCACGGTTACGTACGACTTCGGTGGAAAGTCGGCGTGGCGCAATACGTGGAGACATATGAGCACCGAGTGGTAGCAGGTCTTCCGGCGGACCAAGTGCACCATCGCGACGAGGATAAGACCAATAACGACCCTACCAACCTGGAAGTACTCACGGCGGTTGAGCACGCTAAGCGCCATGCGGCGGAGCAGGCCGCCGCGTCGAAGAGACTCAATCTATGGGGTGGCTTGCGGTCGCAGAGCGCATACGACGACAGGCAGCGCTCCCTCGCCCGCAAGGCTAAATTGCAGGAGAGGAACGGTGAAATCGTTCGGTTGTACCGGAGCGGACTATCGACCATCGCGGTTGGCGAAGCGCTGTCCCTCCATCACTCCCAGGTGAGTCGCATACTGCGTAGTGCCGGTGTGATCCCCAGTAAGGGGACCACCACACCGGGTCGCCGGGTTGCGCCGACTACAAAGACGGTCGTACAAGCGCGCGCTCGGATGCGATGCGAATTATGCGGAAGGAACTTGAGTTACGAAGTAGGCCATATTCACCACCGGCTCCCGCGAGGCATGGGCGGCTCTCGTGCCCCCGAGCGACACGAGCCGCAGAACCTGCTCTTCCTCTGCGTAACTTGCCATCAGTCCGTCGAGAGTCGCCGAGCCGAGGCCTTGGCGGCGGGCTGGCTGGTCTTGTCTTGCTCCGACCCGGCGCAGGTGCCGGTGCTCGTCGAGCACGGCTCCCGCTGGGCGTACCTGACCTCTGACGGCCGGTACTCCGATACACCGGATGGTGAGTGATGGCGCTGGAGTGGGCGGTCGTCGCCGACCCTACGCCACCGGCGAAGTGCGGTGTTTACCGTGGTCGACGGTCGCTCGTCCGGTGCGAACTGCCTCCGGACCACATGGTCGGGCGGTTGCCTGGCACACCGGTTCACGAGCCGTGGCACCTCGGCAGAGGCCGCGCCGGCCGCTGGTACTCATGGGCTCCGGAGGTTGCGTCGTGACCGAGCCTGTCGTCGTCACCGGAGTCTGCTCCTGCTGCCTGCGTCCCACCGCCGTGGCGGTGATGTGCACCTGCGGGCATCCGGCCAGTGTCCACACCCTCAACCCGAAGAAGGTCCGTACGACCTGCAGCCACTACGACGAGTCCGGACCGTGCCTGTGCAAGCGGATGATCCCTGGAGGTACGACGTGACCGAGATTGATGTCCTGACGACCGAAAGAGACAACGCCCTCCTGCGCGCCGAGGAGCTGGAGCACCAGCTCCGCCGCAAGGTCGAGGACTGTGGCTGCGACGGCCAGGCGTACGACGACATCCGCGCCGAACGGGACGCAGCCCGGGACGCGGTCGCTGCGATGACGGTAGAGATCGCAGACCTGCGCGCCGAGTTGGTCGCCATGGCCCAGCGGAAGGCAATCGTCACGACGGACGCTTGGCCGACCAGCATGGCGGCGCCGGTCACGGTGCGCCGAATCAACGGGCAACTCGTCTTCATTGAGAACCCTGCCGCCGCCCTGGACCCCGTGGTGACAGCTGATGCCGGGGAGGGCTCAGCTGTCACCACGGCCGGGGAGGTGGACCGTGGCTGAGCTTTCGGGATCTGATGCAGGCGGCACGTGGCGAGCGATACCCGGCACCACGTGGATCGACCGGGCGCCGTCGATGCTGCGAGACACCCTCACTGGTCCACGTGGTGAGCCGTGCTTCACAACCACTGACCGGCGTTGGCTGTGGCGGCTGGAGAGCTCTCTGGCCGTGAGCGCCCCGATGGGCAGCGGACTCGAAGCCCTGCGCCTGGACCTGACGGAGTACCTGCGGGAGACCTGCGAGCACCACTGGCAGGAGTACGAGGGCGACCCGGACATCCCAGCGCACCGCCAGTGCACATGGTGCAGCGACGTCCAGTGGCACGACGGAGCTACGGACCGCGACGCAGGGGCGGGGCCGTGACCCGCCACATCCGGGGAATGGACCGCATCTACCCGGTGGACCGGGCCAGCGACCAGAAGGAGCGCAAACCCTCCACGGTGGGGAAGGGCGGCATCAAGGACGAGTGGCTGAAGGACATCCCGAAGCCACGCCCCGAACAGTGGGAACGGATGCGGCAGTACGCCGCCGCTCAGCCCGACGCCGACTTGCTGCTGTCGATGCTGGGGTTGGCGTCATGATCACCGACTGGGAAGACCCCAACAACGAACTCCTCATCGTCGAGCTGTGCTGGGAGCGGTACGGCCCGCCGCCTGTCGCGGAGTACCGCCAACCGCTCCTCGACCACGTTGGCGCTGGCGGGCCGGACACCCCGGAAGCCGTCGCGGGCCGCCGTCGGGTGGCGGAGTTGGGGCTGCGCGGCGGCCGCGGACGGAGGCCAGCGTGACACCCCACGTGTACCAGGGAGACCACGTACTCGACCACAAGGACCGGGACCGGTGCGTTGTCTGCCACCTACCCCGTGACCGGGTGGACGTACATCCCCTACCGCAGGTGTCAGACGAGGTACGGGATGAGGGACTACGACGAGTAGGGGAGACGGAGTAGATATGGCTGTGCCAAAGCGTCTGCGCTTCGAGGTCCTGCGGCGCGACAACCACACCTGCCGGTACTGCGGCGCGTCCGCCCCCGACGTGAAGCTGACGGTCGACCACGTGGTGCCCGAGGTGCTGGGTGGGACGGACGAGCCGAGCAACCTCGTTACGGCGTGCGAGCCGTGCAACTCGGGCAAGACGTCAACGTCCCCGGGCGGGCCGCTCGTCGAGGACGTACGCCAGGACGCCGTGCGCTGGGCGCGCGCTATGGAACAGGCCCGCGTGATCCGGCAGGCCCACGTGGAGGCCAGGGATGCCTATGCGGACTTCTTCCTCTCGCTGTGGCAGGAGTGGAAGACCGGCAAGAGTTCCTTCGCTAAGCCCGTCCCGCTCGACGATGCATGGCGCACCACGCTGGACAAGTTCTTCGAGTACGACGTGTCGGCCGAGGACATTCAGCACGCCGTTACCACTGCCATGGGCGCCGTGGGCGTACGGCCGGAGAACACCTTCCGGTACTTCTGCGGGATCGTGTGGCGGATCATCCGCGAGCTTCAGGAGACGGCCGGGCAGATCGTGGTGGCCAACCTCAATGACGAGATCTACGGCGAGCGTGATTGATGGCGCGAATCCGGTCGGTCAAGCCGAGCTTGCGCAGCTCCGAGGTCGTCGCGTCGTGGCCCTTCGAGGTGCGGTACTTCTGGGTGCTCCTGTGGGGGTACCTCGACGATCTGGGTCGGGGACTGGACATCCCCAAGACGATCGCCGGGGACTGCTTCCCGCACGACGACAAGGTCATCACGGCCACCATCGACCGGTGGCTGAGCATCATGGCCACCGCGAAGACGAACCACAAGGACGCTCCGCTGTGCCGGTACGAGGTTGAGGGCCGCCGGTTCATCCACTCCGTGTACTGGTCGGAACACCAGCGGCCGAACCGCCCGAGCCCCTCGATGCATCCTCCATGCCCGATTCATGAGTTGCTCCCTGAGTCGGTCCGTGAGGCGGTCATGGAGGGATTCCGTGAGTGACCCACTGAGCCGCCAGGTGCTGGAGTTTGAAGGTTTGACAGATGGAAGTTGAAGGTTTGAAGCCGCGTCGTGAGTCGCCGTTTATCCACAGGCTGTGCATCGACACCGAGGGGACGTCATGAAGATCCTTAATCTGACCGTCGACTACGAAGAGGCCCTGTGGTCCGACCGTGGCGATGACGGCCCCGGTCACGTGGTGCTTCGGCTGAACTCGGCGGTGGTGTACCGCTGGCAGGCCTCGCAGAAGCCGTACGACGACGAGTTGGACGCCTTCATCGCCGAGAAGCTGTGCAGGATGCTGTCGCAGGGAGCGTCTACGCCATGACCCAGCCCGACCCACAAGATCAACCGGAGCCCGAGGGCATGAGCCTCGTCGTGCCGTTCGTCGCCTGCCAGTCGCAGGACGGTCCGTACGACGACGATGCGTTCTGCGCCGGGTTCCAAGCCGGCGAAGTCGACGCCTACCTCGCCGTCGCGGCCGTGTCGCGGTCGCGGCGGGTCGGCTTCACCGTCCGCAAGACGCTGCTGCGGCAGTTGGAGCTGATCGGCATGCACCGCGGCTTCCCCACGATGCACATCGAGGAGAGCGACGAGTGGCCCGAGTGGGCTCTGGTTACGTTCGCAGCGACGGGAGAGGACGTGTCATGACCCAGCCAACGGGACAGGATCAAGAACGCGACGGAGGAGAAGCGCCCGCCCAGGACGAGACCGCGGCTACATGGACCTCGCCAGTGCACACCACGTCGGCGAACGAGGACGATGCGTGGCGCGTCCTGCGCGGCTTGGGCAGCGCGCAGCACGAAGGCACCGTCATCCACATGGTCGGGGACCGTTACGCCTGGACGTGCCGATGCGGGTCAGGCCGAGACGTCTCGGCCGCTACCGACTGGGACACTGCGGCGGCGGAGCTGCGCGAGCACGAGCGCATCTCGTACCCGCTCTACGCCACCATCCCGGAAGCCGAGTACGCACTCATCCTGGCTGTGGTCGCAGCAGCCCGACAGTGGCGGGCGCAGGTCGATAGCCCGTCCCGTGTCCTGCGGGCCGACAGCCACCACGCGCTCGTCGCTGCGGTGGATGCCCTACCCCCACAAGCCCCGCCAGCCGATCCGCTGCGAGAGGCCACCGAAGCGGTTGAGCGGTCACGGCAGCGGGAAGCCGGCCTCGACATGGACCGCATCGAGCGCGTGCGCACGCACGCCGACGCCCCGGAGGTCACCGATGTCACCTGACCTGGACCCAGCAGTCGAAGCAGCAGCGCGGGAGATCCACGCGATCCGGACGCAGGTGGTCACCGGGGGCGTACGCGACTGGGAGAGTCTGACTGAGAGTGGTCAATCTGCCTACGCAGATCAGGCCCGCGCCATTCTCGCTGCTGCTGCTCCCCTGATCCGTGCACAGGAACGAGCAGCGGTACGAGCCGAACTGCTGGCGTTGGAGCAGGCGTACCGCCTCGAGGCCAAGGATCACTTTGGCCTCGAGGCTTACGACCTGTCCCGGTACGCCGCTGTCATTCGCGACGCCGCTGACAATCACGTCGCACCCGAGCACGTCACCCCGAGGGAGAAGCCGTGAGCGTCGACGAGTTGCCGGCGGGCCTGCTGGACTACCTGACGAAGCGGCAGAACCAGCGGGATGCGGACGTGGCGCGCGTGTGGCTCGCCCTGACGAAGCGCGAGCGCAAGCTCGTCCGCGAGGCCGCGGTGATGGCAAACCTGCTGGGCATGCGCCGCGCCGGGCAATTCAGGGAGCCGCCGCCGGCCGACTCCGCTGTGGTGGTGGAGGTCATCAGCGCTTGCCTCGCGCAAAGCGATCTGTTCCCCACCCTCGCGAAGGTCCTGCGGAAAACGATCGAGGAGCCAGCATGACCCCCACTGAGCTTCACACCCTCGTACGGGGGTGGTGGGAAGAGATGCGCGACACCGCGCGAGCAGCCACACCGGGACCGTGGGCCGTGTTCGACGCCAACGAGGGGACCAGCAGCCCCGCTGGGTGGATGGTCGCCAACGACGCCTTCCATAACCCCTCGGGGGACGACGCTCCCTGGATCGCGGTCGAGATCCACACCGGCGGCGTGGAAGACGCGGACCACATCGCAGCCTTCGACCCCTCCTTCGCTATCGCTGCCTGTGAGGCAGCACTGGAGAGGCTGGACCGGCACAAGCCACTGATGGCCGATACCCGTAGGCCGCGCTGTTGGTATAGCGGGGACGAGTGGCGGTGGCCGTGCGTCGAGTTCCTGTCTGACGCCGCACCCTTCCGTACCCGCCCAGACTTCCCCGAGGAGCTGAGCCGTGACCGGACGTAAGCCTTTGGAGTGGATAGACGTGGGCGAGCAGTACTGGCCCATGCCCGCCTGCGCCTCCTGCCAGGTGTACCTGAACAAACCGGGCATGGCGGAGGCGATCGCGTCGGTGGGCATCGAGACGGGCGAGGTGGACGTGAAGGCGCTCGTCGAGCGGTACCACGAAGGCAGGCACAAGGATGGCTGACGAGGACCGGCCTGTGGTCACCACCGACCCCGCGGTGCGGTTCGGTTATCCCACTATGCGCGGCGTGCCGGTGGAGGCTATCGCCGAGCACGTCTGGGAGGGCAGCAGCCTCGACTCGATCGCAGAGGACTTCGGCCTCACCCGTGAGCAGGTTCTCGTCGCCTGCTGGTACCAGGGCATCCACGGCACCCGTGCGTGGCGTCAGCGGTGGAAGTCGTGGGCCACGGAGGCTCACAAGGAGCTGTGGCACAGCCGGTACGACGTACCCGACCCACCGAGCCGTGAGGAGAAGCGATGAGCTACCCGTTCACCATCGCCGGTTTCCACCAAGACGACGGCGTGCCCCAGCCGCTGGAAGTTGACTGCACCTGCATCCCTGACACCACGTCGGAGGCTGCGCAGGCCATCCGCGAGCGCTACCCGAACCTGACCGTGCTGCAGATCAACGCCTTCTGCCCGGCGCACACGGGACTCCCGGCATCTCGTTACCCGGAGGACGAGCGGTGAGGCGCCTTGCGCACTGGTTGCGTGGTCTAGCCGAGCGTCTGGACTACGCCGGCACGCCGAAGGGCACGCATTGGACGTTCACCTTCGAGCCGGGCGTGGGTGTTCGGTGGCGCGAGGACGGCAGGGGCTGCCGGGTCTGGTACCTCAACGACGCGCAGTACGTCCTCGCGCACACACAAGCTGATGGCTATCAGGCCGAGGAACGGGCATGAACGACGACGGCTGGGAAGCACGCATGGCCGAACGCGCCCGCCAGCGCGCCGCGACCGCGGCGGCCTCGCAGCGCGCCATCGACGACAAGGAGTGGCGCGAGTACGACCGATGGCGCAGGGCCGAAGCCGAGCGGACCGTCACGCTGGGAAGCGTCAGGCCGTACCCAGGGCTGATGTGCGCATGCGCGACCAGCGGACCGACGTGCTGCATGGTCAGGGCGCCGGTTGAGCAGCGACTGAAGGCGTACGCCACCTACGCGGCCCGGCTCATGGCGGCGGCCATGACCGCTCTCTCGGGGAGGAGCAGCGATGAGCGAAGCACCGACGTGCCATTGTGGCCGTTCGGCTGAGTACCACGTGGAGATGGACGACCACTCCCGCCAGTTGATGTGCGCGGAGCACCGGTTCGTGGTCCGTGAAGACGAGCACCCCGTTCGCGAGCACTGCGGCGACGCCGAGGCCGCATGGCTCGCTGACGGCTGCTACATCCTGACGGGCATGGAGTTGGCGCTGGCCGCAGTGGTGCAGGCTGCGGCCGGGTCCGGCGACGTGCCGGGCATCTGGCAGCTGGACCCCGAAAGCGAGTACTACGGCATCACCGGGATCGTCATCCGGGATGCGGCGACCCTCGCCCGCCTCCTCGCCGCGATGTTACCGACGGGTACGGCTCTCCCGAATCCCCGGGCTGAGACGAGCGCAGACCGGGACGAACCATGACCAGCGCTTACATCGTGACCCTCGTCGAGCACCACGGTGACACCTCCGTCACCCAGCAGGTCTGGACCGTCGGCGCCCACTTCGCGATGAAGGGCTGGTCTGCGGAGTGCCCGGTACACGGATCGAAGGTGGGGGCACGATGACGGTCCTGTGTGCGCGTGACTGCACCATCCGCAACCGCCACGCCCCCACCTGCCCCGGCGACGAGTGCAGAGGCTGCCAACCCCGTCAGGCCGCCCCCGGACTGAACCTCTGTGATCTCCACACCACCCTCATCGCCACCCACGCCGCACGCTGCGGCGAGTTGTACGAAGAGATCGCCACCACCATGACCGGCACCACCGGCCAAGCCGAACCCACCTCCGGCACCAAGGCGGGCACCAGCATCAACGAGAAGGCCATGGACATGCGCATCGAGTTGCGCTCGGTCCTGGCATCCTGGTGCCGGCTCGTCGCCGAAGAACGGGGCATCACCCTCCCGCCCGACCGGGTAGACGCCATGGGTGCCTGGCTCGCGACCCACCACGAGTGGCTGGCCGCGCATCCCCTCGCCGGCGAATGCTCCACCGAACTGGACGACCTGTCCCGCCGCGCCGGACGGGTAGCGCACCCCTCCGGCACCCGGGCGTTCGACGTCGGGCCCTGCCCCGCACAGGGCTGCAAGGGCACCATGCGCGCCGTCCTGCGCCCTCGCGACCCGCTGCTCCCGTCGGAGCTGGTGTGCGACACCACCCCCGACCACACCTGGACCGCGGACCGGTGGCGCGAGTTCGGCCACACCTACCGCGCCTCAGGCCGCTACCTCACCGCCGCCGAGATCGGCGAGATCCACCACATCCCGCTGGGCACCGTGTACCGCCTCGCCTCCGTCCACCACTGGCGCCGCACCGCCGACGGTATACGCCCCGTCCTGTACCTCACCGAAGACGTCACCGCCGCCATCCGCCCCGGCAGTGAGAGGATCGGCGCATGAGCGACGACCTGGTGACATGGCTCAGAGCCCAACTCGACGAGGACGAGAGGTGGGCGAAGCTCGCAGCGCATCAGGCTGGGAGTGCCGCATGGGAGCCAGAGGAAGGCGCGGGAACGACGGTGATCTCCCGGGTGCGCATCGGCCCCGGCCGGTTCTTCGAGTCCCTGGGTGAAGAGGGCTTTGCCAGCGAGCACATTGCCCGCCACGACCCTGCCCGGGTACTCGCTGAGGTAGCAGCCAAGCGGGCGATCATCGCCGAGGCGTTCCGGCACGCCGCGAAGATCGACAGTGAGTGGGGCGACTGCCACGACGCCGACCAGATCGCCGCCGGGCTCTGCCCCGAGACGGCGGTCGACAAGATCCCGATCCTGCGTATCCTCGCCCTTCCCAACGCCGACCGTCCCGGGTACCGAGAGGAGTGGAAGCCGTGAACATCACCTACGACGACATCGTCGAATGGACGCCGGAGTACCGCCAGCGGATGCTCGACTGGTTGGCAGCCAACGGAGTGGACGGCAACAAGGTCCGCGCAGACACCGGCCTCGCCATCGACCAGGGTTACATCGGGTTCCAGGAGTGGGTACTCAACGGCAACGGCAGAGTCCAGATGCGCCCAGACGGCACCGATGCATGGTCCGAACCGCGCGTCGTTCCCGTGGTGACTGCGCTCCCGCCGCAGGGCGAGCCTGCTTGACACCTGACCTGCGGCGAAGGATGATCCTTCCATCATCGGCTGTCCCTGCTCAGGGGCGGCCGATCGCCATGTCGGAGGCACCATGCCCCGGGCACTCAAGACCTGCTCCATCCCCGGCTGCCCCCAGCTGTGCACCAAGGGACGCTGCGATGAGCACCGTGCCGACGCTGAGCGGGCACGAGGCACACGACAGCAACGTGGCTACGGCGTAGGCCACAACCGCCGGTTCCGTCCTGGAGTACTGCGACGAGATCCCCTGTGCGTCTGCACCGACACCAGCCACGGACATGGACCACAGTGCCTCGCGCCCAGCACCGACGCAGACCACCACCCACGATCGAAGCGTGAGCTGATCCGCCTCGGACTGGACAGTACCGACCCCCAGTACGGACGCGGACTCTGCGGCCAGTGCCACAAGCAGCACACAGCATGGGCGCAGCCGGGCGGTTGGCATCAACGTTGAGCATCACTATGGGTGACCACTACCCAGGGGGGTGACCCTTTCCTGCGCAGGTCAGGGGACCGCCGGGGAGATGGCTCGCAGTCCACGACCCCAAAACATCCCACCGGGAGGCTCGGTGACTACTGTCCGTGTTCCCCCCGGGCTCGGTACCAAGGGGACCCGGCTGTGGCGTGAGCTGCACAAGGACCACACCTTCGACCCGGCCGAGACAGTCCTGGTCGAGGAGGCCTGCCGCATCTCAGACCGGCTGGATCGGCTGAACTCGCTGCTCGTCGGCGAGGAGGACGCCTGGCTGAAGCTGCGGGCCATGGAATCCGGCGAGGTCGTGGTCCGGATCGACGACGCACTGTCGGAAGCGCGGCAGCAGGCGAATGTGCTGAAGCAGTTGGTGGCCGCGCTGCGGTTGCCGGACGCGAAGACGGGTCAGCGGCCCCAGCAGCGCGGCGGCGCCCGGGGGGCGTACGCCGCTTCGGGCGCTGTGGCGAAGCGGGCGCCCGGCAAGCTGGGTACGGTGACGGCGCTCGACCGCGCCCGGGCGGCGCAGGGTAACTGACCGTGGCCCGCGCGGCCTGGACCCGCTGGGCGGGTCCGCTGTTCGACGGCCACGAGTGCAGCCTCGGGTACGAGCTCGTGGACTGGGTGCAGGCGTACACTTGCCACGGCCCGGGCGATGTGCAGGGCGACCCGGTGGTGCTGGACGACGAGTGGTTCGCGTTCCTCATCGAGGCGTACCGGCTGGACCCGGACACGGGCCGGCGGGTCAACGACGAGATGGTCCTGTCCCGGCCGAAGGGCCGCGCGAAGTCGGAGCTCGCGGGTCTGGTCGGTACGGCAGAGGCGTTCGCGCCGGTTCGGTTCGACGGGTGGAACGCCGACGGTCAGCCGGTAGGTAGGCCTGTCCGGTCGCCGCTGCTGAAGTGCCTCGCCACCGAAGAGTCGCAGGCTGGCAACACGTTCGAGAACGTCGCGTTCATCGCCGGCGAGTGGGGTCCGGACGTGCATCCGGACATCTACGCCGGGGTGCGGGGTATCCGCCAGTACCAGTCGGCGACGGCGCTGTACCTGCCCCATGGTGGGGAGGTGCGGGCGTGTACCGCGGGTAATGCGTCGAAGGACGGCGGGAAAGAGACCTGGGCGTGTGCGGACGAGACGCACCTGTACGTGCTGCGTGAGCTGAAGGCCATGTACGCCACGGTGTCGCGGAACCTCGGCAAGAGGAAGATCGCGCAGCCGTGGATGATGCAGACCACCACGATGTACCGCCTCGGCGAGCAGTCGACCGCGGAGGAGACCCTGACCGCCTGGCGGCTGGGGGAGTTGCCGGAGACGACGCACGTCGACCACCGTGAAGCGTCGGGCAGGGTCAATTCGGAGACGTTGCGGGACCGGGACTACACGATCGCGCAGCTGCGCGAGGTGTACGGCGCCGCGGCGGAGTGGATGGACCTGGAGCGCATCTACCGGGACATGCGCAATCCGCGGGTGTGTGAGGACGATGCGCAGGCGGCACGGTACTTCCTGAACCGGGGCATCCCCGCCTCGGACGGGTGGATCGACCTGGACGTGGTGAAGAGGCAGCGTCTGCGTGAGGTCGTGGAGCCGGGTACCGCGATCGCGCTCGGGTTCGACGGGTCCCTCAACGACGACTCGACGGTCCTGATCGGCTCGCGCATGTCGGACGGGTTCCTGTTCCCGGTCGGGATCTGGGAGAAGCCGAAGGGCCGCGCGGGTCTGCTGTGGGAAGTGCCCCGCGCGGATGTGCTGGCGACGTTCCGTGAGGCGTTCAGCCGCTACGACGTGACCCGGGCGTACTGCGACCCGCACGAGTGGCGAAGCGACATCGACTCCCTCGCCGCCGAGCTCGGCACCGAGCGGGTCGTGTCGTGGGAAACCCGCCGGGATGTGCAGATGGCGGCGGCGCTGGACAGGCTGTTCGTGGACCTGTCCACGGGTGTGGTGTTCCAGTCGGCGGATCCTCGGTTCGAGGAGCACTTCGGCAACGCCTACGAGCGACGCCGCGGCGCCCACAGGCTGGTGCGCAAGGAACATGACCAGTCGCCTCGCAAGATTGACTCGGTGGTCGGAGCGGCGCTGGCGTATGAGGCCCGTGCCGACGCGATCGAGGCGGGACTGAGCCGCAAGCCACCACTGACGCGCGTGACGGGCAAGGTCCGCGGCTACTGACGGGAGTGTCGTGGCAGAAGCGCCCCTGACCCCCGGCTGGTGGCTGGACCGGCTGTACGCCCGCCTGGCGAAGCAGCGTGAGCAGTTCGAGCTGATGGACGCCTACTACCGTGGCGAGCCGCCACGGCTGCCGTGGCTGCCCGAGCAGGCCCAGGATGAGTTCCGGCGGCTGCTGTCGTTGACGAAGTCGAACTACATGGGCCTTGTCGTCGACTCGATGGTGGAGCGGCAGCAGGTCGAGGGCTTCCGGGTTGGTGCTGAGATCAAGGCCGACAAGCCGATGTGGGACATCTGGCAGTACAACAACCTGGACTCCGGTTCGGATCAGGTGCTGCTCGAGGCGGCTATCGGCGGCTGCAGCTTCATGCTGGTCGCTCCGAACCCGGCCGAGGTGGGCAAGCCGTACATCTACGCGGAGCACCCCACGCAGGCGGTCGTGGAGTACGAGCCTGGCACCGCCCGTAGGGTCCGCGCCGCTGGGCTGAAGGTGTGGCAGGACGACTGGAACGGCCAACTGATGGCCACCCTCTACCTGCCTGACAAGATCTACAAGTACGCGGCTCAGCGCCTCGCGGCGGGTGTCATCACTAAGCCTGACTGGAAGCCGCGTCAGGTGCGGGGCGAGCTGTGGCCGGCGCCGAACCCGCTGAGGGTCGTACCGCTGGTGGAGATCACCAACAACCCCCGCTTGCTGACCGGCGGGGTGTCGGAGATCGCCGACGTCGTCGCGATCCAGGACCGGATCTGCAAGACCCTCGCCGACCGGCTGATGACGCAGGACTACGGCGCGTTCCCGCAGAAGTGGGGCATCGGCTACCCCGACACGGATCCTCAGGGCAACAAGAACGTCATCGACGTGGGCCGGGACCGGATGGTCACCTCAGACGCGGCGGAGACCAAGTTCGGGCAGTGGGACGCCGCGCCGCTGGACCCGTACTCAATGGCCAAGCGGGAAGACGTCAAGGACATCGCGAGTCGCACCCGCACCCCGGCGCAGTACCTGCTGGGGGAGATGTCGAACGTCAACGGCGAAACGCTGAAGGCGTCCGAATCGGGCCTGGTGTCGAAGGTGCGGCAGCGCAACCGGTCCGCCGGTGAGGGCATGGAGGACGTGGCCCGCCTCGCGCGCCTCTCCGCTGGTCTCGGCGGTGAGGACGAGGCGATGGAGACGATCTGGCGCAACCCGGAGTTCCGCACCGAGGGTGAGTTGGTGGACGCGCTGGTGAAGATGTCCACCCTGGGCGTCCCGCGGGATGCGCTGTGGGAGCGGTGGGGCGCGTCACAGGTCGAGATCGAGCGGTGGAAGAAGATGGCCGATGACGCCGCCGCTTCCGACCCGGTGGGTCAGTTGGCGCGGAACCTAAGCCAGCCGACCAATGTCGCGCCAGCCTGAGCAGATCGCCCGCGAGTTCCACGACGCGCAGGCGCACCTCGCCGCACTGACGGCTCAGGGCATCGCGAAGCAGTGGAGCAAGGTCGACCCGGACAACATCATGTCGTCCTGGACGAATCAACTCCCGGCCGCGACGACCATCGTCACCGGCGGGCAACGGGGCGCCGCGGACCTGGTCGACGACTACCTCACCGAGTTGTCCGACGCCGGCGGGTTCGAGGCTGGCGAAGCGATCGACGCAGAGGCCTTCACCGGTGTCGCCTCCGACGGCCGCGGCCTGCTGTCGCTGCTGACCCAGCCGGCGTTCACGGTTCTCACATCGCTGTCGATGGGGTCTCCGCTGGACCGGTCGATGGCCGGCGGTGCGGCGACGCTCGACATGATCGCCAGAACCCAGGTATCCGACGCTGGCCGCGCCGCAACAGCGGTGGGGATGGCGGCGAACCGCCGGTTCGACGGCTACGTGCGGGTGGTCCAGGCCAAGGCGTGCTCCCGCTGCATCATCCTCGCCGGCCAGTTCTACGCCTGGTCGTCGGGATTCAAGCGGCACCCGAACTGCTCCTGTGTGCACATGCCCTGCAGCCGGGAAGAAGGCGCGGCGTTCGGCCGACTTCACAACCCCCGGTCCGTGTACGACTCCCTTACCCCGGCGGAGCGGCAGCGCGCCGGCTGGTCCGCCGCCGATCAGAGGGCGGTCCACGAGGGCGCCGACCTCACCATGGTCACCAACATCCGGGGTGTCACCACCTCGGGTGCGCAGCGTTACGTCGGCAAGCTCACCTCGGACCAGATCTTCGCCCGAGCGGCCGGCGACCGCGACGAGGCGGTCCGCCTGCTACGGCAGAACGGATACCTGCGGGAAGAGGCCCCTCATCTACGCCCGGTAGCCACCGGGCGGTAAGCGCTACGGCCGCGCTCAAGGCCGGTGCACCAGCCGACGGGCTCACGGAGGAACCACGCATGGCAGACGACGACACCACCGACGAAACCACCACCGACGACCAGGGCAAGACGTTCACCCAGGCCGACCTCGACCGGATCGTCGCCGACCGGGTTGCCCGGGAACGCAACAAGTACGCCGACTACGCCGACCTGAAGAAGCGCGCCGCATCGGCGATGACCGACCAGGAGAAGGCGGTCGCCGAAGCCGAGCAGCGCGGCGCGGCCGCTGCGACGACGAAGGTCGCGGCCCGCCTCGCTCGGGCGGAGTTCCGCGCCGCCGCGGCCGGGAAGCTCGACGCCGAAACCCTCAACGGCTTCCTCGAGTACGCCGACCTGTCGAAGTTCGTCACCGACGACGGCGAACCCGACGAGAAGGCCATCGCCGCCGCGGTGAAGCGGCTCGGCGGCACCACCAGCACCGACTTCGACGGCGGAGCACGCACCACCGCCGGCAAGGGCGCCGACATGAACCAACTAATCCGCAAGACAGCGGGTTACAGCTGATCACTCGTAGGCCCCGGATGGGACCTGCCGATCCAAGAAGGTGAGTCCCATCGCGTACAACAACCTCACGTCGCGCACGGATGCCGCAGCGCTCATCCCCGAGGAAGTCTCCAAGGAGATGCTCCGCCGCGCCGCTGACGACTCGGCCACGCTGCAGATGTTCCGCCGGGTGCCGGTGTCGCGCGCGCAGCTGCGCTTCCCCGTCCTGTCGGCCCTGCCGGTCGGCTACTTCGTCAACGGCGACACCGGCCTGAAGCAGACCACCGAGATCAACTGGACGAACAAGTACCTGAACATCGAAGAGATCGCGACGATCCTACCGGTGCCCGACAACGTGGTCGCCGACGTGGACATCAACATCTGGGACGAGGCGATGCCGTACCTCGTCGAGGCGTTCGGTCGCACCCTCGACGCGGCGGTGTTCTTCGGTACCAACGCGCCGGGCACCTGGCCCACGAACATCTCGGCCGCGGCGCTCGCCGCGGGCAACACCTACGCCAGCGGTACCAACAACGCCGCCGCCGGTGGCGCGATGGCCGACCTGGACAACCTGTACGCCCTCCTCGATGCCGACGGCTACGACGCCTCGGGCATCGTCGCCGCCACCGCGTACCGGGCGGTACTGCGCGCGGCCCGCGACACCACCGGCCAGCGCACGGACCTCGGCCGCATCGGCGGGGACCTGAAGAGCGTCGACGGGCTCCCGATCACGTACCCGATGCGGGGCCTGTTCCCCACCGGCACCGGCGGCATCTACCAGTTCACCGGCGACTGGAGCCAGTTCGTGCTCGGGGTCCGGCAGGACATCACCATGAAGATCCTCGACCAGGCCGTCATTACGGACAATACCGGGGCAATCATTTACAATTTGCCACAACAGGATATGACGGCTATCCGCCTGACTTTCCGAGTTGGGTGGCAGGTCGCCAATATCATTAATTACGATCAGGCGACCGAGGCGAACCGGTACCCGGTGGCCCGTTTGACACGTCCGTAATACTTTGTCCGATTATGGGACGTGGCTCCAAGTCTTTCGGTTCACGATCAGGCTGACGTTCGGTCGCGTGATCCCGTACTGCGCCGCTATGGACTTCTGGCTACGTCCGGCGCGGCGCAGTGCTCGGATCACGCGCACGTCCTTCTCGGTCAACTTGGCCATCGCATTACGCGCGCCCAGCGAAGCGGCGTGGCCATCAGGGAACGACGCGCGCGCACCAGCGCGACCCTTCCGCTCACGGTCGACCGCGTTGTCGGAGATTGTTCCCAGGAACCAGTGTGCGGGGTTCTGGCACGGCGGGTTGTCGCACGTGTGACATACCAGTAAGCCGTCTGGAATCGGCCCTACGAGCAGCTCGTAGCCCACGCGATGGGCTTTCTTCTGCTTCTCGCCGAGACGGAACGCACCGTAGCCCTTCTCGAATCGAGCGGCAGTCCACGGCCAGCACTCCGACGTGCCACGCCGGTCCACCTTTTGCTGGTAGCGGATCAACGGATCAATGGCCGCGCGTCCCATGGCCTAGATGCTACCCCCAAGCCTTACATATCGGAGTGTGATCTATGACTGCCCCCTTCGGAACTCAGGTCACGGTCGTTGTCCCACCGCAGGCGACTGCCGGGTCCGACCTGAACACCGACATCTACGTCGCGCCGCGCGCGGCCACCGTCACCGCTGTCACGTACAGCACCGTGACCGCGATCACCGGCGCCAACACCAACTCCCGCACGGTCGTCCTGGTGAACCTCGGCCAGTCCGGCGTCGGTACGACCGTCATCGCGACGCTGGCGTTCGTGTCGGGTGTGAACACCGTCGCCGGTGACGAGAAGACCATCACCCTGTCCGCCACCCCCGCCAACCTGGTCCTCGCGGCGGGGGATGTCCTGCAGTGGCAGTCCACGCATGTGGGTACTGGAATCGCTGACCCCGGTGGTCTCGTAGCGATCACCACCACGGCGAACTACGCCTGACACAAGGAGGCCAGAAATGGCCAAGCTGAAGGATCATCCCGAGAACAGCGACGAGGGCAAGGCCGACAAGGCATCCGCCGAGCAGGCCGACTCGGCCAACGCCGAGCAGGTCCAGGAGAAGATGGACGTCGAGACGGAGCAGGGCTTCCGTGGCGTCGAGGTCGACCAGGTTCCCAACGAGGCCTACACCTTGAAGGGTGTGACCTCGGGCATGGGTACACCGGAAACTGACGACGAGGCTGCCGCGGTGGCCGCGGCAGGCCGCAAAGCCGCAGAAACAAAGGCCGCTGGAGTAGGCGGCCGCTAGGCCAGATGGCGCCATGACCGCCGGCGGTGGATGTCGGTAACGGTGACTCGCGTGACACCGAAACGTGCCGCGATCTCTCTGTGAAGCAAGCCACCGTCGGCGGCAAGGCGTCGGATCTCTAGCACCTGTTCCACCGTTAGTTTCGCGTGCATGTTCCGCTCGCCCCAAAGGCTCCGACCCTTGGCGGCCATATCGCCGAGGTTGTCCGCATCGGTTCCCAGGAACAGGTGGGCGGGGTTGACGCACCGAGGGTTGTCGCATCGGTGACACACGTGCAACCCAGCCGGGTCGCCGTATGCGAGCAGGTACGACAGCCGGTGGGCCGCTCGGTATGGCGCCCCGTGGAGTAGCCCGTAACCGCGACGGTCGGTAACTGCGGTCCATACCCAGCAGTCGCCAGACTTGTCCACCTTTCGCCAGAACCGTTCTTGCCAAGATGCCCGTGGCGGGCCGGCCGTTGTTCCGGTGTAACGCATTCGGCTGTAGTGCATGTAGCACTTGCGGTATTTGCCGCCGCGGGGCTTCGTGCAACCTTCGACTTCGCAAATCCGCATGTAGACAAGTGTACCAACGAAAACTACATAGTCGGTGGGAGGCGGGGTCTTGGCTGATCAGCTCGCGACACCGGCCGACCTCGCCTCCGCCGTCCAGTCCGATGTAGACACGTCCACGGCGACGCTGCTCATCGAATGCGCCACCGCTGTGGTGCAGGCCATTGTGCGGCAGCGCATCGTCCAGGTCACCGAGTCGGTGGTCCTGGACCTCGACGGCTACGACGGCGGGGTGTACCTGCCCCTGCCGGAACGTCCCGTCACCGCGGTCACGTCGGCGGCGATCGGGGCGACCACGGTCACCGACTTCACCACACAGCTTTCCCGGGGCCGGCTGTGGCGGGCGCTGGGTTGGCGGTCCACGCTGATCGCCTACTACAACCAGCCATCCACGGCGACGATCGCTTACACCCACGGCTACGCCGCCGGGGACCAGCGACTGCAGCTGGGCCGCTCCGCGGTGCTGAGCCTCGCGATGGGCGCCTACGCCAACCCGGCCGGCATGACGGCCGAGTCCGTGGATGACTACTCCGTGCAGTACGCGGCGATGTCCTCCAGGCTCGAAGCCTCCCCGTACCTTGTTGCCCTGCTGCGCCGCCAGTACGGCCTCCCGCCCGGTTCGGTCCGACTCGCCGTGTGCGGCGAATCTACGTACGCCTACGACCAGCGCGCCTGAAGCGCTTGCTCGACCCCACCACCCGCATCAGAGGAGCGATCGATGGCGCGCTACGCCACCTCAGGCCTTTCCCAGGCAGCGCAGCTGTCGGGCGTCAACGCAACCACCACCGTCAACGGCTACCTCGGCTACTGGGGCGCCTCGGCCACGGCCGGGTTCCGGCTGCGCCGGCTGCAACTGGGGGTCATCGCGGGCGCTTCGGTGCCGACGAGCCAGCAGATCTCCGTCGGCATCTACCGCCAGACCGTGGCCCCCGCGGGCACCGGCCTCGCCGCCGCGGTGCTGGGTCAGCCGATGGAGACGTGGACTCCGCAGACCGACCCGACGGTGGGGCTCATCATGACCACCGCCACCACCATCGGTACGACCGGCCCGACGCTGGCGACGAACCCGCTCGCTGTGGTGCCGCTGAACACGCAGACCACGATGGACCTGCCGTACGAGTTCATCGAGGAACTGGTGTGCGCCATCGGTACCGCCAACGGCATCGCGTTCGTGAATATCGGCAACACCCTGCCGGCATCGCACTCGATCCGCCTGAACGTCGAGGTGGAGGTCTGATGGCGAAGGGCGACCCCATCACCACGCCCTGGTTCTACGACTCGGGCGGGGATTACCAGGGCAACCACCTCACCATCACCGTCGACTTCGACAACGTCACCCGCGCCATCCAGGGCGCGACGATCCACCGTGACGCCGGATGCGCTTACGTGCGTATCTACGTCGGGCTGGGTCCGGACGGCACGCCGAACTCCACCACCCACGTGTTCGCGGTACCGAACCTCGAAGGCGACCGGCACATCGGTGCTGCCGCGATCGCGGCCGCTGGGATCACGACCATCGAAGGCCTGCTCGCGCTCGGTCAGATCACCGCCGGTCCCTGACGCGAAGGGGCTGAGCTGTGGCGCTCACGATCGATGCGTCAACGCCGGCCATCGTCGCCATCACCCCAGGCCCGGGCGCCACCACTGCCAGCTTCACCCCACCCGCCGGTTCGCTCATCACGATCGCCTACAGCGGCGACACGGTGGGCGGTCATACGCCCGCCGTACCGACGATCACCGACAACCTCGGCGTGCATCTGACCTACACGGCGCTGGACTTCAAGTCCCGCGCCAGTGGCGCACTCGCCGACGGCCAAGCCGCCTCGTGGCGGGCCGTGGTCGGCTCGTCAGCCGCGATGACGATCACCGTCACCAACCAGGACTCCGCCTCGACCGAGGGCGCGCTCGAAGTCAAGGTATGGACCGGACAGGATGCCGTTACCCCCATCGGCGCCCACGGCTCCGGTGGCGCAGTCTCCGCCGCCGCCATAGCCCAGTCCTACACCGCCACCGCCAATGGCAGCTGGGGCGTCATCGGCGTCACGGACTGGGACGTCAAGGGCGTCGAGACGGCCGGCACCGGTTGCACCCGGGACGGCTCGGCCAACATCGGCACCGCCATCACGTACGGCTTCTTCCGCCGCACCTCGGCCGACGGCGTATCGGGCGTCTCCAACACGCTGAACGTCACTCTCCCCGGCACCAGCACGAACCTGTCGTGGGTGTGGTTCGAGGTCATCCCCGCCACCACCACCGCCACCTACCCACCGGCTCGACTGGAGCGGCGACGCTTCGGCTTCCCCCGGGTCGTGCGTGCCCGGTCGAGCACGCCGGTGCGGGCGCAAGTGAACCCGCCGTTCCCGTTCACTCAGGTCACTCAGCCCCGCCGGGAACGGGGCATGCCACCCCGGCGGGTGCACGCGGTAACCCCGGTGCCGCCGCAGTTCAACCCGCCCTTCCCCTACCGGGCCATGACCCAGGCGCGTCGACTACGAGGGCTGCTCAGCCGTAGGCCCGAGATCGCCACCGTCGTACCGCCGCAGGTTGTTGTCACCGCGGCGCCGTATGTGATCGCGAACGTCCGCGTACGTATCCGCGCACTGCTGCTCCGCCGCCGCACCCCGGCCGTTCCGCCTGCGGTCGTCGGGCTCGTTCCGCAGACGTTCCGCCGGCCGGTCCGGCCGATGTTAGTGCGGCACGTCCACACGTTCCTCGCACCCCAGCCGCAGGCGACCCCGCCCAGCCCGCCGATCGTGCTCGCCCCTCCACGGCGTCGGGTCCGGGCATACCTCGTGCGCAGGAGTCACGCCGCTATTCCGCCTGTGCCGCAGGTTGCGCCGACGCTGTTCGAGCGGATGCGCACCCAACTGCCGAGGCGGCCACGGCCCCGGGCAGCGCAGGTCGTACCGGCGCAGATCATCCTCATCGCGCCGACGTACGCGCCGCAGGCGGTGCACGCCAAGGCCCGGCAGTGGGCGTTGCGCCGCCGCCGGACCGGCGTGGACGCCTGGCTCACCTCCGACCACAGCTGCGTAACACCTCGGCCCGGTAGTGGAACCACCGTGAGGCCGAGCACCGGCATGACCGTCCGGGCGGCGGGTACCACTTCCCGCCCGGGGTCCGGCATGACGATCCGGCCGAACACCGGCGTCACCGAGGAACCGTGCTGAGGGGGGCGCCATGCTCCCGCCGAACATGACGTTGAAGCGCGCCGCGGCCGAGGCGCTGATGATCGACACCTGCCTGATCGAGCGGCACACCGGCACCACCACAGACGACCTCACCGGCGCCGTCGTCGACACGTACACGCAGGTCTACAGCGGCAAGTGCAAGTTCCAGTCCACGCCTGGTGCGGCAATCGGCCAGCGCGCCGACCCGGGTGA